TTACAAGGGTCAGAAGAAAAACCAAGAAACCATTGCGAATATCTGGAAAAGATATGACGCAAATGATATAACTATAGACCAAGCTAGACAGGAGGTATTCGATGCAGCAGGGGGCATTAACAGAGCAGCATGGGAAGGACAACGACCCAATTCTGCAACAGCTGAACAAGCTGGGATTGTCGCCAACGCAGGAAACCTATCTGGCTCTGGCGTATCCAGAGCAGGAGATGGACGGGGAACTGGAAGCCAACCTTCCAGACCACTTCTTCGACCTACCGAAGGCGTAAATGAAGACCGTGACCTCGAAAGGCTGCTGAGCCAAGTAGACTTTACCGAGCCACGGGTGCAGCAAACACGTGCTTCAGACTTGATATCTCGCCTGACAAAGATGACTGAGCCTGAATATGGCTACATCGATGAGGTTAGAAAAATTCTTCCAAAAGCAGTTAAACGCCTCGACTCTGAAGGTCGGGAAGTGGCTTCGCTTGTTCAAGTGGGTTTGGCTGGTGGAAAACCGCAAATCACCAACGAAGAAATCGAAACGATTTTTCCTTATTTGGTTGATGCTTTTGACACACTGCTTGCTGGGCGTAGCAATTCTCGCGGTCAGTACAGCATGAACATGGCTAGAACTGACCGAAGAATTAGCATTAGAAAGCCGGATGAGCTTGGTGGTGGTGAGGCATCATGGATTGAAATATTTCTTCATGAGCTTGGGCATTCGATTGAGAGCCAAAGCGGTGTAAGAAGTGCAGTTGGTAAGCTGAAACACGCATTAAACCCAGCTTTTAAGGAAAGTTTTACTGACCAAGAAAAAGCTGAAGCTGAAAATATTCTTGACCAGATGGAAGAGATAAGCAGAGACAGACGCCCTCAAACTTGGAGTGTTGTTGAGAGAAATCTGCAAGATTGGGAAAGAGCTTTAGGCAGTTTTACTTCGATACTACCTGTTCCTTCAATGAAGCGGATAGCCTATATGTCGAAGCAGGATTTCCAAGAAATAATCCAAACGCACGTTTCAGCGTTGCAAGCAGCTGGTGCAGACCCATCTCAATTAGAAAATGCTCTGCCTCAACTGAAAGACCAAATCGACTACATCTATAAACCATCTGAACTATCAGCAGATGCATTGGCGCAGTACATGATTGCCCCAACGCATATGAAAAGGTTTAACCCAGAGGTTGCAGCTCTAATGAGGCAGTTGGTCAACAACAGCGATGTTGGCAAATTCATTACCTTCCATTCAATAGCCGGACTGTTAGGAACTGCAGTTATGACTTCACTTCTAGCCGGTATGGGCGATGACGAAGAAACCAAAGGCGTTTTGTCTTTAGGCTCTGGCTCACTGAGCAGCGCAGCATAAACACACACATCAAGGAGAGAACTGATGCAAACATCAGCAAGCGACCTTGTGGGGATACTCACAAGCGTTGAGCGATTATCTGCGTCTTCATTGAAAGATAGCGAAAAGGTTCTGGTGCTGGATGACATGGCAAGATGCATCCCACCAGTTCAATTTTGCGTTCACTGCAAGGACACAAGAGCAATCGTGCTAACCAAAATCGAGGAAGCTATCAATGGGTTCAAAGCCGTCAAAGCCACGGGCGAAAAGCCCCAGCAAAAAAGGCCAAGGAAAACACCCGCAAAAAGCTCCAAAACGTAACTATTTTGCAACCTTGATGCAGACCGAAGAAGGCCGAGCATTGAGGCGTCAGTGGTCAACTAAGCCCCGTAAAAATGCAGGGCGACCACGCGGTGTTCCCGATGGATATAGCAAAGAAACAATCGAACCAATAAGGGCCAAAGTGAAAGCTGAGGCAAAAAAGGCAGTAGAAATCATGGCAAAAGAATTTGATATCGAGGACGAGTACGCAAAAGTCGCTCTGGAAACAGCAGTCGAAGTAATGCGCACGGTAGGTGACAATCGAGAGCGTGTCGCAGCTGCCAGACTTGTTTTGGACTTCACCCGTCAAAAGCCAGCTTCAAAATCTGAAGTCGCACTCAGCAAGGCTGAGGATTTCTTGTCTGGTTTGTTAGAGGATGAAAATGGACAAGAGGCTCAAAGCAGTTCGCAAGAAACTGCACACTGACTTTCCATTTTACGCAAAATCCGCTCTCAAAATTAGAACCAAAGAAGGCAAAGTCGCACCTCTAAAGTTGAACCCAGCTCAGCAGATACTTCAAGCAGCCATCGACAAGCAGATAGCTGAAGAAGGCAAAGTAAGGATTATTATCCTGAAAGCCCGACAGCAGGGTCTATCGACTATGGTCGGTGGCTACCTTTATTTTTCCGTATCCCAGAACCCAGCTAAAAAAGCGATGGTTGTCACTCACCACAGTGATAGCACCCGTGCGCTTTTTGATATGACAAAGAGATATCATGAAAACTGTCCCGAAATACTTAGGCCGCACACCAAATACTCAAGCAGACGCGAGCTGTCTTTTGACATTCTCGACAGCTCTTACGTTGTTGCGACAGCTGGTGGTGAAGCGATTGCACGGGGCGAAACGCTAAGTGCAGCGCACCTGAGTGAGCTTTCGTTCTGGCCCAAATCCACTGCAGAAGAAATCTTCAATGGATTGGCGCAAGCCGTGCCAAATACCAAAGGCACAAGCATATTTATTGAAAGCACTGCCAACGGTATTGGCAATACCTTCCACAAGCTATGGGAAGGGGCAGTCGAGGGCAAAAATGGCTACGTGCCGGTCTTCATACCTTGGTTTACCGACCCAACTTATCGTGAACCTGTTCCAGACAAGTTTGAGTTAACGCCAGACGAAGAAGACTTGGTGAAAACCTACAAGCTCGACAATGAGCAGCTGATGTTCCGGCGGCGCAAAATAGCGCAGAACGGCATCGATTTATTCAAACAAGAATACCCAGCGACCCCAGAAGAAAGCTTCCTGACGACCGGACGCCCTGTGTTTAACCCAGAGCAGCTGCAGGAATGTCTGAAAGAAACCAGAGACCTTGAAGAAAAGCTGGCTTTGGAGACAGACGAATGGGTCAACCACTCACGTGGTGAACTACAAATTTACAGAAAACATGACAGCGGAGACTCGTATTATGTGGGGGCAGATACTGCAATGGGCATCAAATCGGGAGACTACTCAGTCGCTCAGGTGCTGGACAGCAAAAAGCGTCAAATTGCTACGTGGCGGGGCCACGTTCATCCTGACTATTTTTCACAAATTCTTTTCCATCTTGGAACTTATTACAATGACGCTCTTGTCTGCTGCGAGAACAATAGCCACGGCATTCTCACAGTTACTCGTCTGGGTAAGGACATGGCTTATCCTAATATGTACACTGAAATTCAGCACGATAAGACGACTGATAAAGAGACGGTCAAGCTAGGTTTTACAACTACAGCAAAGTCCAAACCTTTAATCATCGACAAGCTTAGAGCTTCTATGCGCGAAAACGAGCTGGAGCTAAACGACAAAACCACAATCAGGGAAATGCTGACTTACATCGTAACCCAATCTGGAGCGATGCAAGCAGAACACGGCTGTCATGACGACTGCGTGATGAGCTTGGCTTTGGCTAACTATGTCCACGAAGGGTCATGGGAAGCGGTCGAAACACCTGACGAACTTTATACGGAAATGATTTAATGGCAAAAATAGATGACTACCAGCCCATGGATGACGGCGATATCCTGAAGGCTTTGGAGCTGAACATCAAATCAGCCGTAGGTTATTACGACAGTGAGTTGAGCCAAGAACGCAAGAAGGTCACTGAATATTACAACGCCGAAAAGCCTACACCAGCGCACGATGCTAACAGCAAATATATTAGCCAAGATGTTTGGGCTGGCGTTCAGTCAATGTCGGCATTGCTTCTGGAGACATTTGCAGCTGGTAACCGCATCGTTAGATTTGCGCCAACAGGGCCGGATGATGTGCAAACAAGTGAAATCTGCTCCTCGTATACGGACTATGTAATCCACCGCCAGAATGATTTTTTCGGTGCGGCCCAACAAATTATTTTAGATGGCCTGATGGCACGTATCGGTGTCTGTAAAATCTACTGGGAACAGGCGTCAGAGCCGCAAGAAGAAGAGTTTCAAAACCTAACTGAAGACGAATTGGACTTGCTTCTAGCTGATGACGACATTGAGTTAGTAGACAGCGAGACCAACGAGATTGGACTTATCTCAGGCACGATTGAACGCAAAATAGATGTATCACAAGTACGCATTGAGCCAATCGCCCCGGAAGAGTTTCTAATACAAGCACAGGCGGCATCTATTGATGTTGATTTCTGTGCGCACCGGACACGCAAAAGCCTGACCGAATTGCGCCAGATGTACCCAGATGACGAAGACAAAATCTCACTGATTGGCACAGACCATGAAGACGTAGAGCTTGAGACTGACCCTGAGATACTAGCAAGGTTCGAACAAATCGGCGGCGGTCGTAGAAACCACGCTCATGGCTATATCGACCAAGTACGTGAAATCATGGTGTACGAGGCGTATATCAAAATCGACCCAGACGCCACAGGCGAGGCTACGCTTCATAAAGTAGTCAAAGCTGGCAACCAGATACTAGAGATGGAAAAGGTCGATAGACGCCCGTTTATTACTTTTACGCCATTGCCAACGCCTCATAGCTTTTACGGTGCGAACTTCGCAAGCAAGCTGATAGCGACACAGAACGCCAAAACCGTACTGACACGCTCAATTCTTGACCATGCAGTAGTAGCCAATAATCCAAAATACATGATTGTCAAAGGCGGCTTATCTAACGCCAGAGAGCTAATTTCGAACAAAGTCGGGGGCATCGTGAACGTGACCCGCCCTGATGCGGTGATGCCTATGCCGCAAGCACCGCTGAACCCGTTCATTTTCCAAACCATCAACTTGCTTGATGACGAAAAAGAAGAGACATCCTCAGTTAGTTCACTCAGCACTGGGATGAACAAGGATGCCATAAGCAAACAAAATTCAGCTGCCATGGTCGAGCAACTTGCCACCATGAGCCAGCAACGAGCCAAAATAATATCTCGTAACTTCGCTATGCAGTTTCTGAAGCCGTTATATCACGAAGCCTATAGGCTAGTAGTTGAAAACGAGCAGTACGAAAAGGTCGTGGATATTGCTGGTGGGTTTGTTGAAATTGACCCACGCTCTTGGAAAGAGAAGCGTGACGTTATGGTCGAGATGAAGCTTGGCTATGGCGAACAGGAGCGTGAAGCACAGAAGTATCTGGCCCTTCACACCCTTATGTCACAAGACCCATCGCTCCAGCCGCTATACGGCATGGAAAACAAATACAACATGATGAAACAGATTTTGGAGCAGCAAGGAATACTCAACGTAAATGAGTACCTGACAAGCCCAGAACAGCTACCACCACCACAACCTGACCAAGCAGCTCAGATGCAAGCGCAGATGGCGCAGAAGCAAATTGAACTGCAGGAGCGTCAGACAGTTGTTGCTGAACAGAAGGTGGCAACTCAGGCGCAACAAGCAGCCAGCAAGATGGAGCTTGATGCAGCCAAAGCGCAATCACAATTCGCCATGCAGTCAGACCAGCAAGACCTCAGAGAAGCTGAGTTCGAGCATAAGAAATTTGTCGATGAAGGCGAACTAGAATTGCTGAAAACCACAGAGGACAGACGAGGCATCGTCAGTCCGACTGGTTAAGCTAACACTTTAAGGAGAGAATTCTATGCAAGACGAAGATGCCTTGTATGACCAAGGCAATCAGGCTGAAGAGTTATTGAAAAACAATACGTTCAATAGCATTGTGAACAGTCTAGTAGAAGAGGCATTTCAGGGATTTGTTAACTCGAAACCTGAAGAAGCCAACCAAAGAGAACAGTCTTATTTTCACTACAGAGGTCTTGTCGGAGTTGTCCATACGCTAAAGCAGCGTGTGGCAATTCGTGACGAAATACTGACCAAGCGTGAAACTGAGGCCAACGATAACAGTGGAGAATAGCACCATGGATAACGTGCAAACATCTCAAGAACAACAGCCGCAAGCGTTAGATGTAGACGAAGCGGCTGACGCCCTTTTAAAGCGATGGGAAGACGCTGATGACCAGCCATCAGACCAAGCTACGGAAGAGGCTACTGCTCAGGACAATAACGAGACTAAAGATGTCCAAGAGCAGGACGATGAGGCAATTGAAGAAGTCGAACTAGATGACGAAGATGAAGAGATAGACCCTGAAGAAGAGGAAGAAACCGAAGACCAAGAAGATGATGAAGAGGAAACTGTCGAAGTTGACGATGACACTCTTATTGAAATCTCAGTCGAAGGCGAAACCAAACAGGCATCTATTAAAGATTTGAAGCGTCTTTACGGACAAGAAGCAAGCCTTACCAGAAAGTCTCAAGAAGTAGCAGCTCAACGCAAAGAGGCTGAAGACAATATCGGAAAAACCGATGCTATCCTGCAGCGCATGGTGCAGAAGGCTGAAGAACGCTACCAACCATATTCAGAAGTTGACATGATTTTAGCTTCAAAGAACTTGGATGACGCTGACTTCACGCAACTGCGCAAAGAAGCTCAGGACGCACACAATGATTTGAAATTTATCAAAGAAGAAGCGAACAGCTTCTATGACGGACTAAAGCAACAGCAACAAGCAGCAATGCAAGATGCAGCCAAAGAGGCTGTAAAGGTGCTGGAGCAAGATGTGCCGGATTGGAACAATCAGCTTTATGACGATATCAGGTCATATGCTATCGGGCTTGGATTGCCCGAAGAACAAGTCAACAACTACGTAGACCCTGTGGTTATCAAGGTGCTGAACAAGGCTCGTCTTTACGACCAAGCCAAACAAGTCACCACCACAAAGAAAAAGCGTGTCGCCAAGAAGGTGCTTAAATCTAATAAGTCACCGGCGAATAACGCCCAGCTTAAAGCCAAGCGCATCCAAGATGCAGAGGCAAAGCTGGCACAGTCTGCAGGAAGTGACATAGACGATATTGCTGAAGTTCTTTTGAAGCGTTGGGAAACATAACCCAATAGCCAAAAAGGAATACTTACAACATGGCAAATGAATTTTCCACCTACGACCAAGTAGGTAAAGCGGAGGATGTCAGTTCGATTATCACTTCGATTACCCCTACGGACACCCCTTTTACTTCCCTTATCAAATCCGAAAAAGTGAATGCTCGCGTATTTGAATGGATGGAAGATGCGCTTCCAAACGCAGCCGATAATAAGGCTGTCGAGGGAGCTGAATTTGTGAACGTAGCTCGTTCAGCAACAACCTTACGCACTAATAATACGCAGATACTTTCTGATGTGTTTGAGGTGACCGCCACAGCTGACTCAATTCGGCTACACGGCAGGGCAAAAGAAACGGCTCATCAGCTGTCGAAAGCCCTAAAATCCATAAAGCGTGATTTAGAATTTGCTTATGTGGGCCAAGACAACGCCAAGGTAACTGGTAACGCTTCAACCGCCCGTGAGATGGATAGTGTTATCCCGCAGATTTCTACAACTGTAGATGCTGGTTCAAACGCTACCGACCCACTAACAGAAGCAAAACTTCTGGAGCTAGGCGAAGATTGTTACGACAATGGTTCAGACCCAACTACCTTCATGATAGCCCCAAAAGACGCACAGATTGTTGCGGGCTTTACAGCCGCTTCTGGGCGTAGCCGTGAAATCAATGATGGCAATAAGACACTGGTCAATGCGATTGACCTGTACGTTAACTAAGGACAACTGGCGTACATTAAACTCTGTGAATTCAGGGAACACCCAAACAGCTAGGCTGTGGGCAATCCTGAGCCAAGCCCTGAAAAGGGAAGGTGCAACGACTATCCTATATGGAGTACATCTCAAGCGAGGTGGAAGCGCAGAGCATTGCGAACAGCGATGATGATATAGTCTCATCTCATAGGAAACTATGAGCAGCCTCAAAGGCGGTTTCAGTTTAGCGAACTGAAGCGAAGTAATTGCAGTCCATACGGTGAATACCGTGTCATTTTGAACCGTCACCTTTTAAGCACCCATGCGTTGCTTATCGACCCAACAATGTTCCGCTCATGCGTACTGCGTCCGTTCACACGGACACTGCTTGCGAAACAGCAAGACGGCGACCGCCATGCGATTGTCGGCGAATACTCGCTCAAGCATATGTCGTATTCAGACTCAGGTATGATTACCGGCCTAAGCTAAACAGTTAGAGGGCGAGGGGTGCGAATTTGCTCTCCTTGTCGCGCCTCTCGTCTCTCTTAATTACCCCTGAAAAACACCAATAGGAGAACTCATGTCAAAACGTGACACGAACCTTATCGGCATCGATACCAACTTTGTTGAAGAAGATGACGAAACGCTCACCCGCAAACATACGCAGCACATACCTCAATCATTCATGGATGGCCTCAAGCGAGAGCGAGACGCCAGCCGTGGACAACGAGAAGGTAACTTCATGCGTGTAGCTTCAATTCCCACTGTTGTGGTCGAGAAGTGGCGGCGTGAAGGCTTCGACATCATGTCCGATAGAAACATCACGGGTGCAGAGATTGTATCCAGATTGAAAGCTGAAAACTTGGACGGCTTTTTAACCACAGACAAAAGTATCTAGGAGAACGATATGACCCTTTGCAAATCATGCAAAACGAAGGCGAAGTGCCGCAAAGCTGGCAAATGTGCCAAGCGAACAAAGGGGGCTTACTAATGAAGCCCGGGCTTTATGCAAACATCCACGAACGCCGTGCTAGCGGTAAAAAGATGCGGTCGGCTGGCGACAAAGGTGCGCCGAGCGATGCTGCTTTTCGCAAGGCAGCAGCGACAGCGAAACCAAAGAAAAAGAAAACGGGCAGGGCTTAAATTATGAATTACGGCGATATCAAAAGTCACTTTGAAGCACTACTGAACCGCTCAGATATTACAGCGGCCCTTACCACAACATTCATTGACCAATCTATCGCACGTATTCAACGGCAGCTGCGCACCCCGCTCAACGAAAGCGTCCTAACTTACACGCTCACAACCACCACGCCTCAGATAATCTTGCCAACAGATTTCTTGGAAATCATCAGCATCTATTTTGATGATAAAGAGCTGCAACGCATACCGATGGGAAAAATGAGGCCATATGTAGCGAACCCAATTCAAGGCAGCCCCAAGCATTTCACACGCCAACAGCAGAACCTCATTCTGCACCCGCAACCAACTTCTGGGGATTTGGTTCTGTATTACTACAGTGAATTTGCCCCAATGGTCGCAAATACAGATGAAAACACACTGGCAGCTGTTGCACCCGACCTCATCATCTACGGAGCGTTGGCCTACAGTGCAGATTTCTACCTTGATGAACGCTCATCAGTTTTCGAAGCCAAGTTCAATCAGTTCCTCACCGAATTACAAGAACAGAGCAATGACCAAGAGCTGAACGGCGGGATGCAAGTTATGCAACCGGCTTACACATATGCTGATTAAAGAGGTATAAAGACATGGCAGCTTCATCCAGTTTTTTTAAGAACACAGGCACAAGCACTCAATTGCAAGGTAGCGCAGCTGCTTCAGCCGCCGCAGCCCTTGCGTCAGAACAAGCTGCGCTTGCCAGCGAGAACGCAGCGCAAACCTCAGAGACCAATGCAGCCGCAAGTGCCGCAGCAGCTCTGGTTAGCCAGAACGCCGCCGCAACAAGCGCGACTTCCGCAACTTCAGAAGCTTCGTCAGCCGCAGCTTCAGCCGTTGCATCTCAGTCATCATCCGATAACGCTCAAGACTGGGCTGTAAAGACTAATGGTATTGTTGACAGCACCGACTACGCCTCAAAAGCATGGGCAGTCGGTGGGACAGGGGTTACCGGCAGTGGCGGTGCATCTAAAGAATGGGCAACCACTTTAGGTTCAACCGTAGATGGCTCAGAATACTCAGCTAAACACTACTCACAAGTCGCAGCTAGCGAAGCCACAGACGCAGCAGCAGATGCCGTGGCTACCGCAGCAGACCGTGTTCAAACTGGACTAGATGTAGCTGCGTCAGCAGCATCAGTTTTAGCAGCTTCAGCATCTCAGGTGTCAGCAGCAGCTTCGGCAGCAGCGGCAGAGAACAGCTATGACCAATTTGATGATAGGTATCTTGGTTCAAAAACAGGTTATGCCACGGCTCAGACTGGCCCAGCACTCGACAATGACGGTAACGCATTGGTCAGCGGAAGTTTGTTTTTCTCAGCCGATGCAAACGAAATGCGGATATTTGATGGAGCAGGGTGGATTGCAGCTTCTTCGGCTGGTTCAGCCAGCTTAAACAACTACCACTACACTGCGACTGCATCTCAGACCACATTCAGTGGCTCAGACGAGAACAGCAATACACTCAGCTACA